CACTAAGAAATTCTTTGTATCCATTTACAGAATCAAGATTAGTCGCTTCGATCAGATCCCTGGTTTTATTAGGGCCTCCAATATCAATAATCTCCGCAATGGCAGTAAATGATTCATCACTTGCCCCATCGCCTCTTTTAAATTTTGTTCCTATTGCAGCTTTTGCATCAGTCATTTTATCCCTCCTTTTAAGTTCGTCTATGAATTTCAAAATTCACAGATAATACTGGTCTATTGTTCTCATCCACATACACAAACATTATTTCAGCAGAACAGGCTATTAAAAGATAATAAGTACCATTCCATGTCTCATTTGCCTTTCCGTGCAAACAGTCTTTCACCTCCTTTGCTTTATTCCATGCAGCTTCATAACCAAATATATCTCCTCTTACTCTGACCTGGACAGATGGATATTCCAAATCATAGACATTATAAGAAAGATCCGGAGGCATTCCAGGACTATCAAAAACGCCAACACAGGCATCCGGAGTATTAGGCATTGAAACAAGAAAAAGATTAGTCTGGAAAACACCAACCCCGCCATCTACTAATATATCTTTTATGTCTTCGCATGGTGGATTCATAATCTCAAATACCCCTTAAATATAGCCAAAATACATAGGTTTTATATAGCAAATTTCAACGTTCTTTCAAAAGTAATATCATTGTATAAGGTTTTAATTTAAAGTTCTTATTTTAAGGCTTAGACCCTTGTCCTACTCGCAATAATTTGTAAAATCCGCCTCGTGTTCTCTTTTAAAGCCCTTTCTAAAAATTTCCAACTACTTCCTGGCCGCCTATAATGTTTATCTATCTCATGAACAAATACCGCATAAGCCGCTGTGTATCCTATTTCTTGAGAAGGCTCCATCTTAGTTCCAGTTGGAATAGTATAAGCACTTCCAAGTAAATTACCTGTATCTCCGATAGGTGTATATTTACCAGCTTTATTTTTTATCATCATCCCAGCTTCTATAAGCCCAGCTTTAGTCCCTCCCTGGATCTTTGCTATCTCTTTATTAAGATTTAACAGTACTGTTGATAACCCTTTAAATTCTATAGCCATGCTTTCCTCACATAATCAGTTGCTTTTAAATTCGGAATCTTTTTGAATGCTTTCACCTCACAAACTCCGGTAACATTCTTTGGAAGAGCAACGGCAGATGTTCCAAGATATAGATAATCACCAACCGAAACATCAGTCCCTAATAAAACTACCGCTTGACTCTTTTCTTCCTGTCCCGCCTGATTAATGAATAACTCTTGTTTTTCAATCCATCGTCCTGTCAATGGCACAGGCGTTGCAAAAGCATATCCTCCCCATCCATCGGGCTCGCCTCTTACCCAATGTGTAATAGCCTGATGATGATGCTTGGTGATATAATTTGACATTAATAAACCTCATATACTTTCTTTTTGTTCTTAGGATCTGCTGCATACTCAGCTCCAATCCTAACTCCATTAAATATATTGTTTGCTCGAACCTTTGTCATCCCTCTTTCCAAGCACATATCCCGAAGTAACTTATCAAACTTTTACCGAAAATTGGAAGGTATCAATACAAACCGTATCATTTGATAACCAATATCATGAAATAATGAAGGGATTAATATGTTTTTCAAATACTTTTCTTTGAGCCATTTCCCCGCAAAAAGAATCTTGCCCAATTTTTCCGCAAACCACTTCACTGGGCCAGATGGACCATCCCAGGCATAATCTTCTTTCCCGACCATGAATCCATTTTTAAGAAGAGAGAACCACTTAGTATCAATATCCTCCGAGGGATAAATAAAAGTCTGATAACTTTCGTCTTCTGCTAATTGATACAAATCTCCATATCTATATTTCATCCAATCTCCTTAAAATAAAGCGGGGTGAACTTAGCTTCCTCTCCGTTTACGTTAGCTCTGTATCGCATCGCGTCTGGCCCCCGATACCTAAACCCTGCAAGTGTCGTATCAGGACGTACTCAGGGTTAGATTTGACCAAGCTGGAGCAGTCATCCGTTCGTATCCTTCCCCACAATATTTTCTATAATAGATAAACATATTCGCCATTAATCCTTTTCCATCTTTGAAATAATTTTATGGGTCTGGTATCGGTATGGAAACCTATTGTGAGAAGCTTCCCCGCCCAATGCCAATCACGGTAAACACCAATTCCACCAAAGCCTATCTTTGAAACAGCATGGTATTGTTCGCGCTCGGAAGCCTCTGTTTTAAAAAACCAATCAAGAGCCTTGCAATCCATTTTTTTAAGATGATAACTATTAACAGCATGCTCCCAGCCACCATCAATATCAACAGCACCACCTACTTTAGCCATTGTCCATATTTCCCAGCCAGTATGGAGGCGGAGGCGGATCATCATCTCCAGAAGTACGGGGTCAATAATATTTCCTGATCCTGGAAAGTTCGGATCATCAAACTCTTTACACTTGAACACACCATTTGGTATTTTATTCCAATTAATAGACATAATTTATTCCTTCATAGCTTTGGCTATTTTTTCAGGCAAACCGTTAAGGTCACTCTTCCGCAATAAATCTCCGTTTATTGCACCTAAAATTTTCGTCTCACTGTCCTCAAGCATGGTCTTAAATTCACTGGTCATAATAAGTATGGTGTTTTTACACATAAGCTGCTGTTCAATTGTGGGAGTAAAATCCGTCCTCAGTCGTATATTTAGTTTATCAAACTTATTCAAACTTTCTTCCGAGATATGAACTGCGCCTTCAGTTTTAGTCGATGGTTTAATAGAAGACATTTGTTTAACTCCTTTCGAGATAGTAAATCCGAGTCGTTTAAGTGTCACAGAAAAAGCAAGAGCCAAAGCTGTTAATATTCCAAATATAGCTGCCCATGTATTTGGTTCGCTTGTTGGCATAATTAAATCTCCTCATTACTGAACAGTTATCGTAATAGCTCCCGAACCAACATTGTCAAATGTCATTGCCCCAGAGCCGATGTCACTTATTGTATGGCCGCCACCGGTAGCTCCCTCACCGCCTATTATTATTTCTTCTCCCTCTGATGCTATCCCATCTGCATCAACCACAAAAAGGTAGGTGATTTCGTCTGCAACAAATGTCCCTGCGTTCATAGTAAATGTTATTTCACCGGCCGCCCAAGCAGTAGGTATCTGGATTTCTCTGTGAGTACAATTTGCAAAAGTAGGATTATTGCCGATTTCAACTCTTGCCCAATTGTTTGCTAAATAAACATCAGAATAATCGTAATAATATGTATCACCATTTTGAGCACCAGTTCTATCACCGCAATATAAACCATAATGAGCATTTACCCAATGATCAGCATCCCTTGTCTGGCAGGCTGTATTGTCATGCCCACCACCACCTGACGTACAACCACCTGTAGATTCCATGAGTAATGTTGAATTGTCTTGCTTATATAAATACACTTCTCCATCTCTGGTTGCGCCACCGCTTGATTCTTTTCCATACAGTTCCACTCTAAGCCATTTGTTGTCCTCTGGTGCAGTAGTCGAACAATCAAAACTCTCACCACCATTATCAGCTTGGGAAGTAATATAATATCCTCCAGCGTTGCCGTGGTACACAAATCTTGGCATTGATCCAGCAAAAGAAGTGGCCGACGGTGTAATATAGCAATATTTATAATTAGTTGTTGTGGCACCGCTGACCTTGTGTATTCTTATGTAAAAAGTTGTGTATATGCTGGCCTTGTCAGATGTTTCTGCCGTTTTATAAAATTGACATGATGCCTTTGGATAAATAAATGGGCACCTGATAGATAAAGACCGATTTGCGCGAGGAGTATCGTCGGAATAATATGGTGCTGAAAAGCCTTCGTCAACAGTATGATAACTCCAACCGTTTCCAATCGGATCACCATTACTTCCACTTTCAAAGTTGTCCCACTTGTGTATTGTTGGACCAGTCTCGAAAGATGCCCCAGACACTACGATTGATTCTCCATTTGAGATCGTACCGGAAATGTCCGATATAGTAGGAGCAGCATAACAAAACCCAGGAACAAAAAAAATCAACAAAAGCAGTAAGCTACATAGTTTAGTCATAATTACCCCTTATTGCATAGTTGTATAGCATTTAAAATCATCAAAGTATATTAAGTCGCCAAGGTCTGGCGCAGATCCGCACCGCAATCCCATAGAGGGCGCATCCACAAAAGCAGTAACACTACTCTCCTCAGCAGCATCTTCCCAACTGCCAGCGTCGTTAATTTTTATAGAGGTTTTTTTGTTTGCTACTGACCATCGGAACTCTATATGGTTCCATTGATTATCAGTTAAGGTATCTGTAGATGTAAAAGTTACTGCTGTTGAGTTTCCCTTGTGGTAATAATAAATTTTTTGTGTTGCTGATATGTAATCAAGATAAATACGATTATTAGCGTAATCAGTGTTTCCATATATATAAAACAATCTTGTATTACTCGTATGGCCTGTAGGATAAACCCACATATCTATAGTGCCCTCGGCACTATCAAAAATATCCTTACCAGTAATAGCAAAAACTATATAGTCATTCGATGTAGGAGAATCCATAGAGTAAGATCCTCCGGCAGTATGGTTTTGATCGGTTGAAACAGTGCCACTAACTATAGACCCCTGTTGCGTTCCTCCGCTAATACACGCATAATCAGTACCGCTTGAATGGTCTCCATCCCAATAAATTGCAGCAGATCCACGGTTGACACAATCTCCACCACCACTCGCGCCAGGAGTCACAAATATAATTGTATCTGCCTGAGTTGCAAGCGGTATGAGGCAAAGCAGACAGGCTAAGAATAACAATTTTAACCTATTCATTATTGTGTCCTCCCGTATCGAATTACAAGTGGGCCTGAATAACTGTCAACAGTTGAAGCATCAATATTATCCCCGGCGTCATCTGCATCACCAACTCTTGTTATCCTGATTACCCACAAATTACTTGCTGTTAAATCCCCCGCCCAATCGGTCAAGGTTCCCGTTGCAAACTCAGCATCCCCATCCGCACCAGAGCCATCAGCCGTATAGGCAAGGTTAATAGGATGAGTAGTTGCGACTCCTGTATAAGAAGCGGAGGCAGCGACACAACAATGAGATATTTTATAAACATGATCACCAGTATCAGCCCCACCTAATTGAAAAGTGAACCTTGCGGTAAGGGCAACATTCGAATCAAAATCAGGAGGAACAAGCAAACGATACTCAACATAATTATTCGTTTCTACCTCATCAGCAAAAGTCACTTGACCATAATAATCATCAGTATCAGTTGTATGTAATCCTGCCGTAACAGCAGCTCCTACCATATGCGGATTGATAAGCTGGAGGTAGCCAAACTGTTTGAAAGCATTACCCGTTCCCTCTGTATCAAAAGTTTTATTGGTAAATGTAGCTGTACCCGCCTTCACAAAATCATCAACTGCATCCTCAGTGGGTATTTTGGTATCTGTATCCCCGATTGTAGTAACTATATCTATTCCTACAATATCAGCATCTAACCGACCTAACAACTCAGACGTTGTTAAAGCTAAAGCCTCTGCATCATTAGAGGCGTCACCTTTTAAAATATTGTACTGATTGAGGGTAATATCTACAGAGAGGGATGATTTATTCTCAAGATCAGTACCAGCACCATTCCAGCCAATGAGATTATTAGCAGCAGGAGTAAGACCTGCAATATCAGCAAGATAATCATGGGTTGTCAAAACTGTCCCAACAAGACTAATCCCAACTCCATCAAGACTTGTTCCAAACACGCTCTCATCACATTTAGTCGCAAACAACGTATCAAACTCACCTGAAGTATCATAAGCCGCCCCGATCAATGTCGTGAACGAAGTTGGGGAAAGATAGTCCGTTCCATCAGTTGCGATTCCATAAGTTCCCGCCGCCGTCCGCTCCATCAGGCCATTTGAGCCAAAATCAGAATCGAGGGGAATGGCAGATAGGGTTGTATCAACCAAAACAAACTTATCCCTGATTGCGTTTTTACTGGCACTTATGGTAGTGACACCATCCCAGGGTGTAGCGTCGTAAGCTGTATCAGAAATACTTGCCGACCCCAAAGTCTCTATCTTATCTCTAACAGCGTTCTTGCTCGGAGATTCATCAGTTACTCCATCCCAAATTATAGCATCATAGACAAGATCAGAAACATTACCTCCCCCTACTCCCAATAAACCAACTCCACCGTCAAGATCAGCAGCTCCAGCCCAGACATTCAGCGGTAAAATTATAAAAAGAACAAAAATAAATGCTATCAATAACTTTTTCATAATTATTCACCTCTCTCTCGACTCAAATAAAGCACCACGGACCCGGAGGTATATCCTGCATTCTTTACCCCGAGACGATAATATACTCCATGTTGCTTGTCTATGAGCGCATGCTGACAATTAACTGTCCAGGCTGTTTTATTGACATCATGATAAGTAGTCCCATCAAAACTCCTTTGGAGATAAACATTCGCCACCCAAGTTCCGGATACACTAATGTTTAAAAACCCTGTCCTATTTTTCAGCTGAGGACGTAGTGCTGCGGTAAAGGTACCCGCTATAGGTGGAGCAGCACTGACTGTTGCGGTTACATAATCCTCCACTGCAAAAACAAGAGAGGATGTCGTGAATAACAATGCCATAATTACCATCAAACTAAAGATTTTTCTTTTCATTTTCTGAACCTCCTTTTTATAGATCCAAATCTATTGCTTTAAATTCTGCCTTCTTCAATCCGGCAGTTGCAAGCGTCCCAGTTACATCTAACATTTTCACCATCTGTCCATAAGCAGTAAAATCAAGACCTTTTCCTAACTGGCCTATAGCATATGTAACTGCTGCTTCGTCTGTTTTCTCTGATTTTGCAACAGGATCAAATCCACAGGCAATAAGATGAGCAGCCAACCACCTTTCTATCTCTTTTAATTGGACGGCAGATAACACTGTACTTGACCCAAGTAATGCAGTCACTGTGATATTAGCGGCTGTTATAAATGCAGTTGTTGTCACAGTAGTACTTATAATCTCTTTTACTTCTGTGTCGGTAACTCGAACAGTCATTTGGATTCTCCTTTTGGTTTATGCCATAAAGAAGGTTCAACAAACTTTTGCACTTCATCAAACTTCCAACCCAAGCCCACGCCATTAACCGCTATTTGCATTTGAGCATAGTCACCATTAATCATCCTCTGTGGCCAAACCTCATAAATATTTAAACGAGCATTGAGCATCTCCTCAAACTTCTCCTCATGCTTAGCAACCCACCCCAACCATCCCGAAGGAGTTTTATATGTCCTCATGAAAGGTGCCTTGAGGCAAGAAGCCACAATACTATCCGGATCTCGACGAACAATAATCCACTTTGCATTGGGAAAAGCCGCATGCCAAACTGGCCAGAATAGGCACATCTTAGCTCCTTTATAAAACCAAGGCCCTTTCTTGTACTCTTGATCTTTAATAACGGTAAGAATCTTATTTCTCCATATTAAAGCAAGTTCTGAAGATACTGGAAGAAACATACTCGTATCCGGAAGATCTCGCTGGCCCATAGGATCTAACCCAAGACTCTTCAAAAAGGGCTTTATTATATGATTACGGATATATGTATTCTCATACATACCTCGTTTATTCGAAGAAGTAGAACCTGCTAATTCCCCTCCCCAAGCTCCACAGCGAAAAATAGATCCGGCCACAAGGGATGTTCCCGAACGGGCTGCACCTGTTATTAGTATTGGGGAAGCTACAACCATCTCTCTATCTCCAGTTATCCTTAACCCACAGTTTATTAACTTCAGGAATAAGAGGTCTTCCATGAAAGCATACTATCCGAGCATCATTAGGCAGCTTACGCTTACATTGCCGTTTATACGAATAGATGCCTTTGATAACATCCTGTAATGGAGTAAATGCCAGACCTTTACTCAAAAGATTCTCTGAGAAATACTGTTGATCTCCAAACTTAAATTCATTTATCTTATCCGAATCAAACTCATCATAAAGAAAAGAAAAGTCTTTATGATTGTTCCAAGACATCATGCCAGATGCAAAATAATTCAGATCTCTATTAACTTTATTCCATGGCCTTAGCCCAGCAAAGGCTTCTGTGGACTTAAACAAATCATCTATGTTACCAAGAATAATTATATCAAGATCGAAGTAAAATACCTGATCCCAATCAACTAAACCTTTTCTGAATAACTCTACTTTTGACCACCATATCGGATACTCATTCAGTAAAGGTATCGTGCGAACTCCTGGAATCTCTCTATCGGATAAACATATAAATTCAATATCAGTAGTTGTATTCCTCTCAATCATATTCTTTAAATTGTGCACCCAAAGCTCATTAAATCCTTTCAAGCCTTCTCTTAAAACACATAATACTCCTACTTTATGAGATTTCTTAATTTTTCTCTGATCAAGAGTAACATCTAAACACTTTTTTATACTAACTGGATCTAATTTTTTCTCCTTTTTCTTTACGGAAGATGAACACTGATCAAAAACTTTCTTATATTCATTTGTGATCACTTTAATATCATGGTTACTTTCTGCAAATCTTCTACCTTCCTTAGAAAGCTTATCATATAAGCCTGGACGATCAATAAGCTTAGTCAACTGAGCTGTAAAAGACCCTATTGTTTTCTCAGAGAATAGGACATTTTTTTCATGGATTAAAATCTCTCCATGAAATCCTGCTTCCTTTGTTGTAATGACTGGTATCCCACATGCCAAGGCTTCCATGATTGTATTGCTACAACCCTCTCCATCTGTTAATAAGGCCAGAATATCTATCTTAT